CCATTCGCTGGATAGTGTCTGCTGAGATGTTGCGCCCATTTGCCAGGTCACGCGCCCGCGCAATGCCAACATCAGTGCCGCCGCGCCCGTACTCGTCTCGCCAGTCCAGCGCACGTTGTGCGGCGTCTCGAACACCTTGCGGCGGTGTGTAACTCTCGGCCTCTTGCGACGTGACGTTGATGTTGAGCGCGGTTTTCTGATCATCAGCAGCGTCGCGGCTGTCGTGCCTACCCACAATCTCACCATCGTCCTTCACAACGCACCACTCATCATCACACTGGCGGACGGTATAGGGCATTCTATTGGATGTGCCACACCGAAATTTCAGCGCCCGCGCTGCCTGCCGCCGATGCAACGCTACTCACAGCGTAGCCGAAAAAGACGCCGTCGGTATTGAGGTTCAGCGCGCTGCTTTCGGTGGCGCTCTGCGTACTGTCGTAATAAATGGCGTCCCCAACTGCGACCGTCGTCTCCACGCGCCCATCATTCGGGCCGCTGAACGGCACAACGCGCAATGTCGCAACGTAATCGCCAAATAGCACGCTCGTGTCGGTTGCATCATTCTGCCCATCGCCCTCATCCGTAATCGCAACGCCGGTGATACTATTCCACAGCACCGGGTCGCCGCTGGCGGGCGTCGCCGGGTGCGTCACCGTCACCGACCGTCCGTAATCGCTCAGGTACTCAGTGATGTTTGTTGCCATGTTCCCTCCCAGAGAACAAAAAAAGCGGCGCACTCCCCCGAAGGAGAATGCACCGCTTACGTTTCCGCATTCAGTGAATATATAAAACGCCTAAAGGTTTAAGCGTAGACTATCCTCATTATAAGCGTGTGGGTATGTGTTGTCAATACGGGCTAATACAGCCCTCAATCTCGCCGTCGCGCCGTTCGCGCCTGGTGAGCAGGGTACGGGGCAGATCGTAATGCCGTTCGATGAGCACCGCCAGCGATATGACTTGCGGGCGGATGCGCTGCTCAGACGTGGGTAGGAGTTGCGCACATTCCACAAGCGGCGGGTGCAGTTTGAGTAGCGCCTCGCGGACCTTCTGCTGATCACTCATCGCGTGCCCTCCTGTGTTGTACGGCGCAGCGACAACCGGGGAAGCGTGGCTCGTGATAGTCGCCCGACGGGAACGCTTGCGCCATCGGTATCCAACCCACCGCTGCGTTTTGCCTACACCCGTCGCTCACCCGATCATCCCCCGTCGTAATCCAGCGATGCTGCATGCGGATGCCCTCCCGCTGAATGCGCTCCGCTGCCTGTCGTTGTGCGGTACCGTATGCGTTCGCGGTTTCGGTCACGGCTACCAGTTCAGCGCGATTGCGCAGGTGTCGCTGCGGTTTGGGCGCGCTGAACTCGGCAAAGCGGGCGCGCAACTGGCGTGCCATCTCGGTATATGACGTGCCCTGCTCCATTCCTTCAACCATCAACGTGCGGATGTAATCCCGCGTCGTGTCGTTGATCATCGTGACGCGTTGCGCCCCGTAGTCGCGTAGGAATTGCACAGCCTCCGGATTGTCAATATCGAACGCAATGCGTAGGCCTGCTTCCCGCTGAATGTCTTCATTGCCAACAATCCAGGACGCCCGCGCCGCCGCCTCTATCGGAGCCGTCATGGCCTGCTGTGTCAGGCGCACGGTATCGAGCCAGGCAGTAATCCAAATGTTTTCTGGCACACTCTCCTGGAGTGGTGCCGGGAACGCGTCTCGCAGTTTCCGCAACTCTCGCAAGAATGTATTCGATTGGCGCTTGAATGCATTAGCCATAGCCCGCGACAGGCGGCGCTCAATCGGACGGAGCCGCCGATCACGCTCGTTCGTGCCAAGTGCCTCGGCAATGCATTCAACGGTAGTCATGTGGAAGGTTCCCGTTCTGGTGGATCCGGCAAACGACGCCAGTGCGAGACAGGTATGTCAGAAATTGCGCAGCCGTTGCTATCAGCTATGAAAGACAGTCCAACCCAAAAACGCTCTTGCCCATATTGCCCTCTGTGAGCATAACGTGCCAGATTGCACCCTGCATGAAAGCTATCAACACACCAGGCCAAAACGGTTTCACCCGGTTCTGGCAAAGCATCATGCACGCTAATCCATTCCATCATGCCTTCTCCCGTTTCGGCGGCTTGGGTAGATGTTGCCAGTGCGAGACTTGTACGCCAGTCATCGCACATCCTTCTTCTCCGAGGAGATGCGATACCCCTATCCAGGCGTAATCTTGCGGCCCCGGCCCTTGCCGCACACAACGCGCAAGGCTGTAGCCTTCGGCGCCCCACGTGAGTACAATTTTATGCGCTTCTGGCAGGGCATCATGGACGCTAATCCAGCCGGACACCTCTGGCTCATGTTTGGGTGGCGGCGGGGTAGCCGCTCTTTTCTCAGGATTATTCCACCACTCCCACGACATTCTACACCTCCCGCGCCGCTTCTCTGCCGTCCATATAGCCCTGTATCCAGGCAGCAAGTTCCTTAAAAGGAAAATCTTCATTTCCTGCAACTCTAACAGTATAAAATGTAATTATATCTATAACTTCAAATGGAACATCAGGAAATCTTTTTTCTAGCGCATGCAAAGCAATGCACGCATCTTCATGTGATTTCATCCCGATCAAATGACGCTTGCGATCACCGATAATCCTATTTATCTTAGAAATCGTTTCGCGCCTTCTTTTATTTGTGTATGCCTGTGCCAGTTCCTCGAATGCAGATGTGTCCATCACCCCTCCCGCACCGCTTCTACTATTCGCCGCGCTACCTCTTCCATATCCGGCGGTGTGCCATCTCCAAAGTCGCCGGGCGCCCAATCGTCAGGATACATCGCGTCGAGTTCCTTATCTACATCCTCAACACCGAGCGCAACGAGGAGCAGCCGCGCCACCGTGCGGGCGCTCACCGTCTGCGATTGGTACGCCGTCGTGATCGCCTCGACACGCTCTTTGACATCGATGTTAATGATCTCTGGGAAGTCAATTACGATGCTGCTGTCGTATGGCTCGCCCGTTTCGGGGTTCGTTTCCCAATCCAGGGTGATGGTGTCTTGCCCCGGATCGGCCTCGTCTGGATCTTGCTTCACATCCGCCATATCTGCCAGCGCGCCCTGTGGCGATGTAACGGCGTTCTTCACGACGTAGCCGAGGATGTCTTGCAGCACGTTGCGCCACATCTCCTGCCGGTTGCGCATCATCAGTTCAGTCGGCCTGTCCAGGCTCTTTGCTGTGGCGTGGTTGCCGACATCGGCGTCGCCATAAAATACCTCAGGAATACCCGCTGCTGCCGCGACCATCAGGAGGAAACGGCGCCCATCCTCAGGCGCAACCGACAGCCCGCGAATGTTCAGCGGCTCATAATCGGAGTCCGGGTTTGCTCGAATGAACGCGCTGCCGGTTGCGGTTGCCGGTTTGGTTTCGCGCCGATCATGGCTGCTAATGGTAGAGGCAAGTTTGCTCTTGGCCTTCGCCACGCCGCCCGCGCCGCCACCCGTCGTAACCTTGACAGCAATGCGGCTCACGGCTTGCGTGTAGCTGTGGATACTCTCCAGGAATACCTTGTACGCCTTTGCCCAATCCATCTGGGCATACACCGTTGACAATCCGAACTGCCACCATGACATGCCGCCCACCTTGACGTGATAGATCGGCGCGTCCCATTCGATAGCGATACCATTGTGGGCATCGGGTTTCTGTCGCGGTGTATAGCGCCAGTCGGGATAGTACGCGGCGCGGTAGCCGCCTTGCATACCCGTCTGCGTCCAGCGACGCAGGTAGTACCACGGTTCTTTTACATCGTCGGGGTTGCACACGATTTCCTGTATCTCAGCAAGCGGTACACTGCGCACGCGGACGCGCCCAGAGCGCTGGTTGGTGAAGAGCACGAAGAAGAGGTTGCCCGACACTTGCAGATCAACATCCTTCCCCATCATCGCCTGTGTTCGGGTGAGTTCGGCCTGGTTTCGCTCATCATCCCAGAACGCCTGGAGCACGTCGTTGATCTCAGGGTTTGGCGCGCTCACCTGCACGCCCTGGCCGAAGGTGTAGAAGGTTTTGATGTTGATGCCACGTTGGATTAGCGGGTTTTTGAGGTACATCACCTCAGCAAGGTTCGCTACTTCCTGGATAGATTGCCGCGTGAACTGGTCGCCGCTGCCGTGCAGTTGCTCCCATCGCGCATCCGGGCCGTACAACTCAAGCTCAAGCTCACCGATGCGGCTTTCCAGAAGCGCCGCGAGCGCCTCGAAGTACGCACCCTCATTCGTTGGTTGCTGCGGTTGTGTTTGATACGGCATGCCGTTCGGCAATACAAGCGTGCTCATGTGCTCACCATCCTGCTACGCTGTGAACCTTTCAATGTCTACACTCTCGCTATAATACCCGTTACTTTCCCCTAACCAGCGAATAGTTACATACCCTTTAATTGTAGCCAGATGGTAAAATGTCCAAGTCCAACTGTCTTCATGACCCGCGTATGGCAATTCATCTGAACTGCTTTCATAAGCCTTTACGATAGGCACCCCCTCTATCATCTCTAAATCTCCACAAATGTCTACAATGCGTACATACTCACAACATTCTTGGCGATGTATCATACAATAAATATATGTAGCACCGTAGAACCATAACTCTTCATTATCTTTATTTTCTACTCTGTAGAACGTCTTTCCTACCATATCACTAATATCTACTCGCCCCATCCTGTGTGCTCCTTTGCTCACCACCCTGATATTCCCGGTATGTCATCGGTATAGTTGATGACATAGCCGACTGGCGGGTGCGCTGTGAGATGATACGCGCCTATTGCCAAACTCATCACGCAGTCTTGCACCAGGTTGCGATCATCCCATTGGTACCCCATCAGTTCGCGACGCTCCTGTTCTGTCCATTCGGCCTTCAGTGTGCCCTGTTCGAGCAACAATTGCAACGCCTGAATAGCCTGCACCTTGCTCTTGCTACTCGTGACAAACGGATCAGCAGGCACGGCAAGATTTTCAATTAGCGGGTCGCCGATGCCGTTGCTTTCAATCACGAGTTTTCCAGGATAGTGGTTCCATGCCTGCTCTATGTGCTGCTGTATGACCGGATACGGCAGACGCTCAAGGCGCTCGTGATAGACGCGCTGCACCGGCTGTACTGACACGTCGAACACGTTGATCACGGTAGCATCCTGCCTACGCCCAACGTCTACACTCAACAGGTACAGACCGCCAGAGTAAAATGGCTGCTCGCCCACGGCGCCGTGCGTGGCATTAGCGATGCCCTCTTCGCTGAACACCGCCAGCCCGGACATCACGAAATCGCATTCAAACTCCGCCGCCCATTGCTGAGAGGTGTACTTCGGACGCTCCTCAAGGTACCAAGCGGCCTGCTCGTGCGGTACGCCCGCCGCCTGCTCTTCTGGCGTGTAATAGCGTGGGCAATGATGCCAGGGATGCACGAAGTAATGAAAGCCGCTCTGCTGCCCATACAACTCGCTAAACAGGTTGCCGCGCCCGTTCGGCGTGCTACCGACCACCAGGCGCCCGCCCTGGGCTAGTGCCGGGCTGATGGATTGGTATATCTCCTCGTCATACGCAGCATAGGCAAACTCGTCAAGGTAGACGATGTTGGCTGCGTAGCCACGGCCCGCTGATGGGTTGGCAGGTAGTGAGAGGATGCGCGAACCATTCGCGAACTCCATCTCGCTCTGGTTCCGCTTGCGGAGTGCAGGCGGGTTCCTCAAGTTGTGATAGGCCACAAAGCAATAGCGCAGCATGTTGACGGCGAGCGCCTGATTACGGCTCACCAGGAGTACCGTGCTTTGCGCGTCGTGAATAGCGGTGTACAACGCCTCGATTGCGAACACCTGAGAGAAACCGATCTGGCGCGCCTTGAGCACGAACCGGCGCGGCTCCTCGTAGGCATCGAGGTATGCCGCCTGATAGTCGTATGGCTCGAAGGGTATCAAACCACGCACCGGGTGCACGAGCATCGCCTCATTGCGCGCCCATTCCAGAGGCGTAGGCACACTCTCACCCGTCGCCTGTAGTGCGGCGCTGTTCGTTAGCGGCAATAATGGCGCCGATGGTTTCGCCCGGTAGGAGCTTGTGGAGGAGTTCAATTGATTTGGTAACGCTATCAAAGTCATCAGGCTCTACACCTGTCTGATCTAAGAATGAATACAGACGTTCGATGTATTTTTCGACAACACCCATGTACAAGGTTGCGGCCCGCTCACCCTGTCCGAGTAGGTTGTCAACATCCCACGCGGTTGCGCGATCACGCCAGTTGAATTTTGTGCTATCGTTTGCCCACTGTTGAGTAAACGATTTTGTTTTATTTCGTTTTGTTTCAGGCTGTGTGGACTGATACGCCTTCTCAAGGGTTCGTGTCGGCCCCAGGTTGCGATACGCCAGAAACCGCGCATAGGCCGCGTTGCTCTCATTATCAAGTTGATCCCATGGTTTGCGCGCCACACCTATCTACCCCACCCCATACTCAATATACTCATCTACCGACGCCCGCCGCCACGTCCCACGCGGCCCCATACGGAACTCAATCACTACCACCAGGCACGCAACCAGGCGCGCCAGCGCAAAGCCAACACGCGACGGCAAATAGTGAGCAAGCCAGACGGCGACGTGAAAAATCCAGAGCCGTCGGGCGCGGTATTCGATGTTCAATGGTTCACTCATAGTTGATCCGTTGGTCGCATATGCGCGATGAGCATCTGTATCTCTCGGAGCAGCATCAACTGCTCATTGACGGCGTACACCGCTTTCAGGTACTCGCCGCGGCGCTCCACTGGCAGCAGTTCGGCATAGGTAACGAGCCTGTCCATAGCGTGCTCCGGCGTGATGTGCGTAGCCTGTGTCACTCCGCTACTTCTCCTTACGCCACCAGTCCACAACGACAAACACAACAACACAGGCAACACAAAGCCCACCAACGCCAAAATAGAACAGTTCGAACATACTCACTCCGATACCACTCCGCCATAAGCGGGAATTAACCCGCGTTCGGCAGCCTCATGCAGCAACGAGCGCAGATAACTCTCCGTGACAGGGTGTAGCACCATATTCTGCCGATTTTTGGCGTACCATGTGCGTGTGTCACGGTTTCCGTAGGTGCACCCGGCGCCGATCCAGTCGGCGACCATCTCACGTGCGTACGTCTCTGGGATGCGTAGCGGTTTGAGTTCGCCGCCGTCGCCGATGACTACCCATGCCTGCCAGTGATGGCGATTGCGCTGGTGATGGAGCCAGGCGTAATCAAACTGTTCGCTGATAGCAGCCGGATTGTACGCGCCTGTGCTGTCTCGCACATCACGCTTGCTGCCGTCTGAATGATAAAAGGTGTGCACGTATCCAGTCCACTCTGCCGCGGTGAATTTTGACCAGTCGTGCATGATTGCGCGGTGTAACGGCACGCCCATGCCGCGGCAGGCATGGAAAACATGCCATTTGTGGCGCAACAAATCTCGCAAATGGAACAGGTGTGCACGCATCCTATTGTCTTCTTTCTGCCTGCGTGGGTGTCGTGGTTTCGTCGTCACTCCGCTACCACTCCGCTGCTATGGACATAGTACGTACTCTCTGACAGGCGACCCCACTGCCCACCGTATACCTCATCAGTCCAGTCGCACCACTCTGCAATATGCAGGCGGCTTCCGGGCATGAGGATCTGCGCAACGTTCGCATATGGCAGCTCTGGCACTTCAGGCGCGTACCGCACATAGGCCGTGATACCATCAGGCACGACGTACCAATGTGGTGCACGTCGCTCCGGCGGCGGCCCATAGACGGCAGAGACGAATGCATCCCAGTCGAGGCCCTGCGGGTCGCTCTTACGGCCCGGCGAGATGTCGCTATGGCGTACGAGTTGGGATTGTGGGATGTTGTAGTCGCTCACGAGTTGACGCACGAGCCACACGGCGGCATCGAGTTGACGCGCATCGTGCGGCGTGGTGTTGTTGGGATGCGACAACTCAATACCGATGCTGTGATCGTTAAGGTTGCTCATCTGCACGCCGTCTACAATCCAGGAGGAGGCGCCAGCGTGCCAGGCGCGGTTCGTATCGTGCACGAATTGGGTGATCTCTCCAGACGGAGAGATGTAATAGTGCGTAGAGACGGGCGCGGCAGGATTGCCGCCCTGCCGCAGCCACTCATAATCGCTCGGATAGCTTCCGGCGGTCGCGTGCATGACGACCATACGGCGGGAGTTGCCGCCGCTGTAGTAGTGCGGCTGCGTCATTTCCACGCGATGAATGAGATACGTCATTCCACTTCCCCCATCTGTGCCGCTGCTTTTTCGATGCGGCGCCACCATTGCGCCCACTCCAGAACACCGTCAATCCATGTGCGATAGGCGACAAGTCCCGCGTAAAAGTAATATCCATGCCCGTCGCCGCGTGTTGAAGGAACGTGACCGACATTGCGCGTCAGGCCCGCATTGCCACGCTTGCCATAGTCATTCAGATCTTGCCAATAGGCGAGCGCCCATGCCGGATCAATGCCGTAGCTCACGAGGATCCTATATACCTCGCTGGCCTCGGGCGCGAGCGGCGATTGTGCCATCTCCAGAATGGCTGTGAAACGTTCTGAAGTAATGCGCGACGGGTCATGCATCAGGCGTCCGGCTCCTCTTTTGTATAATCGCTTGCACGCGTGCGGGTTGACGGTGATCTGTTCAAAATTTGCATCGCCGGGCAGTTCTGGGTACCACACTCTGCCGTGTCGCTGCGAACAGCCGCCAGAATAGCCATAGACTGCTCAAGGCGATTGATCTGCGCAGCCATGTGCTGCTGCCATGCCGCCTGCTCTTCGAACGTCTCCTTCTGCTGCTGCACCATTGTTACGAGCGACGCATCAAGACGTTGGAGGATGCCCGTGGTACCGAGCAAGCTGGTTTGCGTCGACTGCGCTAATGCAATTTGCGCGTCAAACCATTTCAGCACTCGCGGCCCAATGGCACGAGCCGCCCACACCACGCCTACTAGCACAAGAACAGTGATGGTAAACGCAAAACCATGATCTGCAATTTGTTCAACGAGAGACATGTACGAGCCAGACGCTATCTGATACACCATCGTGATTATAACATATATTCTTCCTTTTTGGTATCCCTCCCCAGCACGCGCCGCACATCCTCTTTCAATCCAGGGCGGGCACCGCGCCAGTCGTGCGCGTCGTTGAGGCTGGCACACTCAGCAAGGAGCAGCCACAATTGCCTGGTGTAGTGTGGGTTGTGGCGGCGGATGTAAGCCGTGTCGGTTTCGATAGCACGGCGCAGTGTTTCGATGGTTGCGGTGTCCATAGGTTACTCCTCTCCAAACATATCCAACTGTCGCGGCCTATTCTGCTCCTCGGTAATGCGCTGCTGCGCAATAGCGAAATAGGTTGCGTCCATTTCAATACCAACGAACTGGCGCCCCGCTCGTAGCGCCGCGACGCCGGTTGTGCCAGAGCCCATGAAGCAATCCAGGACGATCTGATCAGGCGCCGTGATCAGTTTGACAAGCCATTCCATCAGTGCCAGGCTCTTCTGCGTCGGGTGCGTACTCCCGGCCCGCTCGGACGGTGGCGGCTTGGCCTGGTAGCGGAAGCAGGGAAAGAAACGGGCGGCGGTGCCTGTGTCGCCTGCATACTGTGTCTCAGTTGTTTTTACACCTGTCGATATGAAACTTGTTGTGGTTTTACGGTATGGCATACCTATGTTATGTCCGCCGTTTTTTGTCACCCCGCTCTGCTCACCCAACTCCCGCACCGGGCAACCCTCCACGCACGCGGCCTCGGTGCAGTCGGGCGCGTGGCTGAACACGACGTGCGGCGGGTAGCGGCCTGCTGAATTATGGCGAACACTATCAGGGTGATGGTTGGCTACAGGGGTTTTTGTAGTGTCATGTACACCAGAAAAAGGTATGTGATACCCAGTGGCAGTTTTCCTAAATCCAGGATCGCCCCTCGAAATTGGCACCCGACACGCATCGATGTTCAGGCCGCCTGTGCCGTGCTGTAGGACGTTGCGCGCCACATTGCGCTCGCTGATCGGCTTGCGTACCAATATCCACTCTTCAGCGGCGGGCTTGAGTGCGGTTTTGTAGCCGTCCCATTGCTGCGCCTCTGGCGTGGCGGGAGTGGTAATATCACGCTCGTAGGCTTTTGTCTTCTCGCCAGCGTACATGCCCGACCCGTACTCGCGCCCATGCCCGTTGCGAATGTCGTGGGCGATGCGCTCGGTGCCAACCACCTCCCGCTCTGCGCCCAATTCCTGATCAATCGCCTTGTTGATGTCGAGTGCTTTCGGGAAGCCAGAGCCGAATAAGTGGTACACTTTTTCGCGTATCTCGAACCCGGCATCCTCCAGAGCACACGCCGTCCAGTGCGAGGTACGCGGCAAGGCCCATACCAGACCGTGCGCGCCCGGTTTCAGGACGCGGTACGCCTCGCTCATAATCTCAGTAAGCCAGGCAACCCATTGCGCCCGCCCACCGCGATCATCGTCCCATGCCATATTCATGAATGCGATGCCCGACGGCGGATCGCACACGAGCGCGTGTATACTGTCGCTCTCTAGTGCCCTCAGCACGTCAAGTGCATCGCCGTGGTACAGTTGTGTGATCATTGCGCCTCCATCACCCGCTGCATCAGGAGCGGCGGCACGGCATTGCCGATAATCCTGCACGCCAGTGATGCGCGCTCCGGCAGTTCGTACCAGTCAGGGGACGATTGAAAACGCGCCAGGGCACGCGGCGTCATTTTCACGACGCGGCCTTGCGCCAACACCGCCCGCGTCGCGTGTCGAGCACCCGTCTGGGCCTTGACCGCAAACGCAGGCGCGCAATCAGCGACGCTCGTGCAGGTTGTGCCATTGGTGTTGGCTTGCCCGTCCAGAAGCAGGGCGCGTGATCTCCCACCGAACTGTGTTGTCACGGTTGGCATCGGGAACCGTGACAACACATAATCAGGCGCATCCTTACCATCACGTTTCTGGTTGCCGAATACCACACTCTCACGCACATCCGCAGGCAGGCGTGCCAGTTGCCACGGCGCGAACTCGCTCTCTGGCAGTGTGTCTATGATGTCCTGTATCGCCTCATACCATCCCACCCACGGCAGCAGCCCGCCGAACATATCGTTGCGCCCGCCCCGGCAATGCGTGGCAGCAGGCCGCACCACGCGCCCATTACGACATGCCACCAGGATGAGACGGCGGCGCGTCTGCGGTACGCCGTAGTCGGCGGCGTTCAGATGCCACCATTGCACGTCATAGCGTAGTGTACGCAATGCCTGCACAATCAGCGCAAATGACACACTTTCGCGATATCCATAGACCTGCTCCAGACTAAACACAGGCGGCTGCTGTTCCTGGATTGCTCGCACCGTGCCACGTGCCATCTCGATATCGAGTTCGGTTTCAGCAGCGTCGTCTTTCGCAACGCTGAAATTCGGACATGGCGGGCTTGCGTGTAGCCAGACCACACGCGGCAGCGCGCTATAATCCACATCCTGCACAGGCGCTATGAGCATCCGTGTATGAGGCAGGTTACGCGTGTGCCACGCAGCCATAGCTGCGTCATACTCGACCGCCCACAGCGGCGCGTAGTCTGCCTGAAGCGCGCCGATATCAGCGCCGCCGCCGCCGCTAAAGAGCGAGGCAAATGTACCCATCACTCACTCCCCTCCACTTGCTGCCTTGCATCCCATTTTTTATGTCGAGATGGGTCTTGGAGCAGGTGCCAGCGCATAGGCATGTATGCGCTGGTAGGGTACACAGGGATAATGTAAACCTCCGGCAGATACACATAGATACACGGCACAAATTTTCCATAGAGCGGCGTCTTTTCTATGCTGCATTGCGGCTCACTCCAAACAATCGCTGTTGGCAAATAGCCATGATCGAGCACATAGCAACGCAGGAAATATTCAAGATCTTCCGGGATCGGCTCTCCATTTGGGAACGCAAATCCTGGAAAACTCATCTCAGCAGGCCATTCAAAATTCATCCCATCCCCTCCACTCGCTCGCGCAGCCGCTCCACGGCTTGCGGCAGACTGTACCACGGCGGCGCGTCTGTGTCGTCCAGTGTCCAGTATGACGCCGTGGGTACATCGATGCCGAGCGTAGTTGACAGGCGCTCCAATTCGGCGTACAAGGCGCGGCGCTGTTCGGCCCGCGCTGCCAGTTCAGGCTGGTCAGGGTAGTGGCGTTGCGTGTCGAGCTTGCGGCGTGCCATTAGTAGCCCTCCAGTTTAGAGAAGCCTGCTTCAGGCGGACGCTGGCGAGATGCAACAACGGCAGCATTCGCCTCATCAGCACTTCGGAATGCACGCATCACAATCGGCACATCATTCACATCGGCAAGCACAAAACCTTGCTCGGTTTCAATGATGTAGATATCATCACCGGAAGTCCTTGCAAGTGTTCGATATTCATCCTCGCTAAGTTCCGGGCTTTGGTTCCGCCCCCCCCTCTTATAGAGGGGGGGGGCGGAACTTAACTTTGCCGTTGGTTCCGAACCTCCCGGAACCATACCGGAACCATGTGGAACCATGTTGTTATTTCCCTTTGCAGACACATCTGCAAATGAAACTTTGTCGGAACTTTGATCACGCTCTGGAACCACCCAATTGAGATGGTTCCGCATGGTTCCGGGGGCATTTTCGGGCGCCGCTTCATTCTTATTCTGCTGCTCTACCTCCCGCTTTCCCGCATCAGTAAGCCGAATTGACAAAGCCCGCGAACCCTCTTTTTTATCCCGAAACACGAGGGATTGTTCCATAAGTTTCGAGACCATCGAAGAGACGCGACCTTTGTTCGCATCGGGCAGTCCGAGTTCATTTGTAAGGTCTTTATTACTGATACCATCGGCATAAAACGGCTTTGCGAGAATATCGAGGATCTCACGTTCGCGAGCGGTGAGCGGAGATTGATAATCGTGCGCAATTTTGTGCGTAGGAATAGGAACCGCGCTGGTCACGGGTTCGCCGTGACGGTTCAGGAGTTCGGAACCATCCGAACCACGCAACCCGACGGTGATCAGTTTGAAATAGCGCGGTTCGAAATCGGCACCCATGCGATTTTTGCGGCTCGACATGGTAACGATTTCATTCGCATCGATGCTAATCTCAATCATCTGATCGCAATCGTTATAGAGCACACTGGCACCACGCGGCCCCCGGCTCGCGTCCTTACCGGGATGATGCACCAGGACGACGGTACAGCCCAGTTCTTCACGTATACGCATCGCATTGCGCGTTGCGTGTTGCATATCCTCGTTGCTATCCGTGTCACCATTCATACATGGCGAGAGAGTGTCAAAGACAATCACAGACAAGTTTCGCGGCCTGAATAACTCAATAAAAACCGCAATATCGTGCTCACTCATCAAATTGATTGCTGCGCTCCAGAAGCCAAGATGACCTTCCAGGGCGGTCGGTGCAATGCGATGATGCTGGCACCAGGCGTGCAAACGTGCCTGATAAATATAAACTGCTTCTGCCGCCACATACAGCGCATTGACCCCCTGGGCTGCGAGGCTTGCCATCATGTCGAGCATCAGGAATGATTTCCCGACACCGCTAGCACCGTACACCGTCACGACGGCGCGATCTTTCAGGTAACCCTGAAGTAAATCGGTAGGCGGCTCCATAGCGAGCACCTGACTGACTGACATATAGCATCCGCTCAGGTTGCTCATGGTTCCGTTGGTTTCGTTGGTTCCGGAATGTTCCACATGGTTCCGCCCTGGTTCCCTGGTTCCATTGTGCCGGTTGGCCTGGGGCCTACCAGTATCCTCAGGCGTGCCACCATTGCGAGCGCTCGCGATGGTGCGCGTAACCTCTCGGACAGTCAGCCCGGTGCGAACTGCAACCATTTCAACCGTTTCGAATGCATCCTCTGGCAACCGGCCCGCCTCGACAAATTCATTCACGCGCCGTGCGACGCGGAAGAGCGTCGCATTTCGTGTACCCTCGCGTGCCTGCGATAATTCGACGATCAACGCATCATAGGCGCGCCGTGCATAGGCGTCGTTTTCGGGTACGCTGCTGGTGTTGGGTGTTTGCTTTCGCTCCTGCTCCGGCTTGCGCGTCACCCATTCCGGCAGCGGTGCCAGGTCGCTGTCATTTTCCCAGGCATACACCGCGCCGGTGGGATGCACAGACGGCGCAGCGACGATGTAGCCGCCGTCGCCTCGCACGTCCAGCCCGGCTACGTCATGCAGGTCTGTGTCGTTGCGGATGTGGGTTCCGGGGTGTTTGTAGAGCCTGTGGCGTCCCCTAGCGGTGGCCTGGCAGCGAGTTGAGGTGTCGCCTTGCAGCAACACATACTCTTCAGCGTCGGGGTTGTCAGTGTCAACAACGACAAAGCCGGATACCGCTCCAGTCGCAATGCCGATGTTATAGTGTGGGTTTTTCGACCACCAGGCGCGGATCTGTTCGGGGTCGGTTGTAGCATCCAGGCAACCGTGCTCTGTAACAGGCTTCTTGCCGCGTGCCCTCAGCGGGAAAACGTGCCAGCCCCGGCTGGCGTAGTCGAGTGCTGTATTTAAAAATGTCCTACCCATCGGTGTCTCCTCATCAACTCTCCACAACAAAAACACCGCGCCCGGCAGTTACCCACCAGGCGCGGTCGTCTCGGCTAAAACGGCATGTCGCCTTCACCCTCGTGTACAAGTTTCGGGCGATTGCGGCGGGCAAGCTGTGGTTCGTCCTCGGTTGTGTCGCTCCGGCCACTGAGTAACAGAAAATCACGCACCGTCAATTCTGTGCTATAGCGCGTGGTGCCCTCTTTATCCTCATACGAGCGCGTTTTGAGTGTACCTACACATTGCACGCGGGTGCCCTTTGCAGCATACTCATTGACGATCTCTGCGAGGCGTTCCCATGCCTGGCACTTAAACCACTCGGTATGCTCATAGTCGCCACTCCCTGTAGTGACGGCCACACTGAACGTCGTGACTGTCTTGCCGCCCTGTGTAAAGCGCATCTCAGGATCGCGCCCAAGGTTGCCAACGATAATAGTTTGCTGGAATCCTTTACCCATACTATGCCTCCTCTGCTTCTGCCGTTACATCACCATACACCAGTTTGCGCGTTTCCTCAATCGCCGCCTCGACTTCCTCGGCGGTCATGGCGTTGACCTGCCCGCTCGTCATTTCAGGCAATGCTACCCCACGGCGCCGACCCTCATCGCGGGCGCGCTTCAGTTTTTGCACTAACTGCGCGCCCGCCTTCGGTGTGCCGTTGCGTTTGTCTGTGTCCTTAGATGGCTGGTGATTGGCGCCGCGTGGCGGTTGTGCGGCGTTGGCATCGTCGTCATCGTCGGCAACAATACCGAGCAGAGCCGCGAGCGAGTAGCGGCGCAAATATGTCAGGGCCGAACCATAACCCTGCGGCTCGTTTTTACCGAGCGGGATCTGGGCGGTGCTGCTGATAAACTCCCCGCTGACATGTAGCAGGATTGTTTCCAGGCCACAGTAGCCCGGCTCGGCTGTCGTGGGCAGTTGCAGCACGCTAAGTTCGTTCTCTGCGAGCGCATCGCGACAGGCGTCCCACACGGCGCCCAAATCGGCGTAGCGGCTGCGAAAATGCGGATTAAGGCTGTCCTTCGCGGCAGGCTTCACGGCAGCCTGCGCCTTAGTCAGGGCCGGGGCTATGTTTGTGATCGTCTCACTACGTTGCATCTCTCAACCTCCCGCCGGGCATCGCGCCCGGCGCTCTTGTGCGATTATTACGGCTTCGGTTGCGGCCTGGGTGGTTGTGGCGCAGGCAGCGGCATGGGCGGGTAGTGAACGGTGTCATCGATGTACATCATAGTGGTACCTCCTCTTCGTCTACGCCCTGCGGCGCTTCCGGTTCAGGTTCCCAGATAATCATGTGGCACTCTGGGCAGAACACCACATCATCATAATCGACCTCCGGTACAATCATCGCGCCGCAATGTGGGCACTCTTCTTCTTCGGCATAGTCGCCTTCACAGACGTCATACATACCGAGCCACTGGCATACCTGTTCGTGGTCAAACTTACTCATACCTGCCTCCGATCTTGCCACCCCCGTGACAACCTCCAGTTTTTGATCGTTCGCCATTCACCTGCTTTCCGTTCTTGGATAGCACAGTAATACACCGCATCGGACAAAACGCCCTTGATCTCGCCTGATTGCATCCAGCGCCTACGATGAATGCGGGTGTGTCCCTCATAGCGCGGTGGTAATTTTTCATACGTGTCGGTTGTCACATCGTCACCACCTGCCAGCGATACCACGTTGGAATGCGCCGATCTTTGTGCATCTCGTATGCGATATCCGAGTTACTGCCGCCAATCTCAAGGACGGTTTCCCAGTCCTCTGTGGCTATCGCGGCTTCCAGTTCGGCGCGCAACTGGCTTAGTTCGGCGCCGCGCAACTCGTCGGTTGTCTGGACGCCGAGCGTTTGCATGGCCGCCACCATGTTCCGCCACTCTTGCGCCAGAAAATACTGGTCGCGTCCAGCCTTCTCCTCTTCTGCGATAAGTTGCAGCAGTTGTGTTATGTCCACGCTCATGACTTCTCCCTATCCTTCTGTTGTTCCTGGTGCGCCTGTGCAAGCGCCTGTCCGCTATTACACCCCCGTTCCCGCTGTATCTCGTCTGCCCGCTCCAAAAGGCGGACGGCTTCTTCTCGTGTGGTGTCTGCCATGACTAATCCTCCACCCATGCCGCGTCAACGATGCGACAGAGGTGATTATAAAATTGATGCGACCCCCAATTCGGCAAACAGTTGTGCCAATCGCCTGCCTTATTAGCGAGTTTGCGTGCCAATGCCTCCAGATGATCGCGGCTACTCTGACCATTTTCGATGAGGTAGTTGGCCTTGTCTACATCTGACATCTGCCAGAAACTGAAAATAGTGCGGTTCATCGATACTCCTCCTGATGTAGCGCCGCCCCTTGCGACGTACTGTTATTGTATCACACTATCATCGTTCTGTCTAGGATATTGACAAAACGAATACAAACCTTTACAATGGACGTGTACAGAGACATAGAGAGAGGGGAGGGGATATGACGAAGGTTGTGAATAGGTTAAAGGAGTTTCGATTGAGACAGTCAGTAAAGACGGGTGTTTATCTATCGGTGGCAGACGTAGCGCGTGAAATCGGCTACAGCCGCACCAACCTGTTTCATTTCGAAACCAGGACGGATCGCATACCGACGGCTGAAATGCTGGGACGCCTCGCGGATTTTTACGGCGTTCATCCGGGTGTCCTCATCGGGCGTATCGAGGATATTGTAACAGAGGAGGAATAACATGGGTTGGTTTTGGGGACGCATTAAGACCAGCAGCCAGGACGTGACGCAAGGGGTGGATGTGACGGGCGAACACTCACGTGTCAGTGGGCACTATGACTACTGTGAGTATGCCAGTGACCCGGCTACAGGGCGCTATGTGTACTACGGCGCAGGTGGGCAGATCATCTACGAGGCTGGCACCTGGACTCACTATGATATCCATGGCAATGAAATCGGTAGGGCATGACCTAACGACACGCGGCCTGGGCAGCCTGGGCCGCACACCATACAACAGGAGTATTACAATGATAGACGACACAACCATCTACCCGCCCCTGCCGCTCGACGACGGCCCGCCGCGAGAGGAACCGGAAGACAGCAACGACGAAGAAGAAGAGGAGACAGAGCAGTGACCACACTCGAAAACGCCATCACCACTGCCCGCCAGGCCCTGGCCGAGCAGCGCGCTACCGAGAAGGCACAGCACGACGCAGAACACGCCCGACAATGTGACCTGCACCAGGCCGCGCAGGCAGACCTGGAATCCTGGCTCTATAAACTGCCAAACGGGATGGCAGACCGCGCTGATTACAATGTCCCGTTTCCGCTGCCAACACACGTATTTGATGTCATCGTCTCATTTGACCTGAGCGATTACGGCGCCGCGCCGGTGTCGGCCCGCCTCGAATGGCGCGGCGACCGCTGGTTTTTCAAAAAGTGGCACGTGGCGCACCACGAACTGGGCGTTTTCACGGGTGATCCGCAGGAGTGGCGCGTCGTCGTGTCGAACGAATGTACGCCATACACAACGCTCGAACAGGCACTCGTGGCGGCACTGGCAGAGCACGAGCGCACAACCGGCCCGCTGGTAGCGGAGGCCCGCGCCCGCACGGAGCAGGCGCGAAAGGACTGGGTAGCATGACCCACCGACGGCCCTGGCTGCGCTTTTCAGACAAGTCATTATGTCCGAATTTTTACCGCGGCTCGGCACTACTGCTGCATCTCGACACGGGCATTGCTGACGTGTGGTGTGATGATATGGTCATCGGCACCACGCGACGGATGGAAGAGGCCAAGAGGATTGTGGAGCGGTATGTGCAGTTTAGTGAAGTGACAAAGGAGACGACCAATGAGTGACCACAAGAACGCTGATTTTATCGAGGACGCCGAACGCCGAGCTGGTGCCCGTTGGGACGATCCCGACAATCCGGCAGGGTTGTACACGCTGCTCGCCAGTGTTGCCCGCGCAATGGGCACCAACCCGCACGACGAACGCGATGATTACGCAGCCGGAATGCTGCTAGCACAACAGATACAGGATGAAATGACTGGAGAGGCGGCGCGCAAGCGCGCTGCTGATGACATGCTTGTAGCCATGTTGACGACTGGCATGTCGCCCGACGCGTTGGGCGCCTTGCTCGGCAAGAAAGAAGAAGGATAAGGCAATGACACTGGAGAACACACAGACGGGAGATTGGCTTCACATCAGCAATGGCCGCACATCCACTATTTCGCGTGTCGCGCGCGTCACAAAGACACAGGTGCACGCGGCATTACGCAAGTTTTGGCGCGATGGGAGCGAGATCGGTGCCGATATATGGAGCCGCTACCACGCCAGACCTGCCACCGAGAAGGATATCATGGAGCACAGGCGGCGGATGCTGGCAGGCGATTTGCGCCGAGTGGAGTATCTGGATTTGTCGCTCGATCAATTGCAGCGTATCTGGAATATTACAAAGGAGGGGGCTAATGAGTGAACCGCGCAACCCACTGGAGAACACACAGACGGGCGACCTGCTTTACATCAGCAATGGCCGCACATTCACCATTTCGCGTGCCACGCACGTCACAAAGACACAAGTACATGCAGCCTCGCGTAAATTCAGTCGTGATGGGAGCGAGATCGGTGCCGATATATGGAGCCGCCACTATGCCCGTCCTGCTTCCGAGGAGGATATAAGTATATGGAGCCGCCACTATGCCCGTCCTGCTTCCGAGGAGGATATAAGAGAAGACAGGCGGCGCGCGCTGGCACGTAATTTATACCAAGTAGAATATATCGATTTGTCGCTCGATCAACTCGAACGTATCTGGGGTATTGTAGAGGAGGGCACCAATGAATAACCCACCACGGGCCCCGGCAGAGACGCGCAAAGAGATGCGCGCCACTAACCTGGCATTTGATATGGCAACACAGGCGGGCGCAGAGGCGGCGACAGGGCCGCGTGAGCAACTGTACTCATTCTTGGCATCAAAGGGCTGGGAGTGGAATGAGCATAATTGGGTGAAGATGCCGCCCGTCTCGCCACAGACGGGGTACGCCTATGATGATGTGGAAAGGTTCCCAGGATGAGTGAACGCGCCCGCGCATACCGGGTGCGCCATCCAGAGCGCGTCAAGGCGTCCCAACGGCGCTGGCGAGAGTGCAACCGCGAGCGGCGCCGCGAATACAGCCGCGAGTATAAGCGGCGAACGCAGAAAGACTACCGCCAACGCCGCAAAGTTGAGTTATGGAATAGCATTGTAGGGGTGTATGATCGTGAATGACTATAGAACGAACGTCTTAAGTTATGGCGGCGGTGTGCAGAGTGTTGCTATGTGTGTTCTGGTAGCACGCGGCGTCCTGGAGCGGCCTGATTACATCGTATGTGCCGACACCGGGCGCGAGGCTACGTCAACATGGGACTACCTCACAGAGGTGATGCAGCCGTTCCTGGAGTGCTACGGGTTGCGCGTGGACATCGCGCCGCACGACCTGAGTACGGTTGACTTGTACTCGCACAAAGGCGACGTGCTGATGCCGATGCACACCAGCACGGGGCAACTGCGGACGTATTGCAGTGTAGAGTGGAAACGTCGTGTTGTGCTACGTTGGCTGCGAGCGCAAGGCGCGCAGCAGGCTGTCAAGTGGATTGGATTCAGCTTGGATGAGCGACGCCGCGCCACACTAAAACCGGATGCACAATGGTTCGAGTACCGCTATCCTCTGCTCGAACTCAACCTGACCCGGCAGGATTGTTTGAACATTATCCAGGCAGAGGACTTGCCAGAGCCGCCGAAGTCGGCGTGCTGGATGTGTCCGCATCGGCACAATAGTGAGTGGCGCCACATCCGCGACAACTACCCAGAGGACTGGCAAGCGGCGATTGAGTTAGACGAAGAATTGAGAGACGCCGCGCCTCTTGAAACAATGGACGATGACCGCTTGTGGTTGCACCGTGACCGCGTGCCGCTGGCAGAAGCCGACATCGATACACCTGATCGGGGTGAGAATAGGCAATGTGGTATGGGGATGTGTTTTGTATAGAAGTGTACGAGCATGACGAAACAACAGACATTTGTAGAGACACCTGAGCCCGAAGCCATCCTGCGCGCTGCCGTAGCCGCGTATGAGCCACGTATTGTCGTGGCTGCGGTGTCAGGCGGGCGCGATAGTATTGCAGCCGCGCACGTCGCCAGTCGGCACCCGCGTTTTGCAGGCGTTTTGCACCTCAATACAGGCATCGGCATTGAGGAAACACGCCGATTTTTGCGTGATGTGTGTCAGGATCGCGGCTGGCAGCTCTGGGAGTATCGGGCCGTGGATAACTGCCGCGCTGATGGCACACCCGACCCGATGGTATACGAGCGCCTCTGTATTGAACACGGGTTCCCCGGCCCGGATCAGCATCGCAAAATGTACAGCAAACTGAAACAACGCCCGCTCGCTATGTTTTTGCGGCATATGAAAAAGCGGCGCGGTGACAGGATTATGATTGTAGATGGCATCCGTAGTCAAGAAAGTGTTCGGCGGATGGGCACTGCGGCATTGCATCGCCGCGACGTGAAAACTGGTTGCTACTGGTCATCGCCGCTATACTATTTCGACAAAGGCCAACGCGACGAATACACAGCAGCCTATGACTTGCCTGTCAACCCGGTGTCGGAGCGGTTGTGCATGTCGGGTGAATGCAAATGCGGCGCGTATGCCACGATAGGTGAGCGCGATGTGGATAGGTTTTTCTACCCTGATTTTGCTGCCGATCTAGATAGGATTGAAGAGGCAGTACAGGCAGCCCGCAACGACTACAACGTCTGGGGATGGGCAGCCACACCAGAGCACGCCCGCCGTTGGGCGCGTCGCAGTGTGCCAGAGGGACAATCTGATTTTTTGCCGCTCTGTGTTGGCTGTGACAATCGGATGGCGATACAGGCTGAAGTGATAGGAGGTCAGGGTGCAGATTGAACTACCATTCCCGCCATCGTCCAATACGGCATACCCGACCGACAAGAGCGGAGGGAGACGCCTGGGCAAGAAAGGCCGTGCCTGGAAGGAAACAGCAGCACAGTTGCTCGCCATTGCATTGCGCGGCTACACGGTGCCTGATGACAAGGCCATCATTATCACAATGTACGCCTATTTGCCGAACAACGCACTGCGAGACCTGGCAAACCACGAAAAACTACCAATCGACGCGTTGTGCGAGCACTTACACATCGATGATAATTGGCAGCGTGTCACGGGCAATGCCATCTATCTGGCAGGTATTGAGCCGGATAACCCGCGCCTCGTGATCAGGTTGCAGCAGGTGCCGCGCCCGCTGCCAGTGGTGCGCCGTAGGAAACGGCGCAAGATTGTAAAGGAGGAGAAGCAATGAAACCATACCAGGAATACCGCACATGCCAGTGCGGAACCGTGTATATCATCAGTCGACGCAGCCAGCGCCACCGCTGTAAACGATGCCACGAAACGGCAATGCAACGCGAACGACGCGAGTTGAGGAAGGAGCGGAATAATGGGTGATTGGAAGTGGTTGATATTGGCTGGCTTTCTTGCCTACATCGCGTTGTGGGGGCTGGGGGTGTTCGGATGACTACTACTCGAAGGGTAGCGAGCATCCTGGGCATCAGCGAACGCACTGTTCAGCGATGGACGCAACACGGCATACTGTCGTGCCAGAAGCGCTCGCCTGCGTACATCAGCGCAGATGATATTATCGAATTCCTGCGCAATCCTGATCACTGGCATCGGTGGAGCGCAGAGAACATAGCCAATGCGGATGTACAGGAGTACGCGCAACGCGTGCGTGAGAAATGGGTTCGTAATGCAGTGTGGGCACGCCAGCACGACATATCGGAATCCACATTACGGGAGTGGCTCATAGATGGCAAGGTGGAGGGGAGGAAATTCGGCGGCGTCTGGTACATCTGGGATGATTGAAACTATGCAAACAAAGGTTGATATGCTATTATGAGTATACATCTACTTATGATGTAGGCAGGCGTGGCTAGGTATGGCTAGCCTTTGGTGAGGTGTGGCAAGGCTAGGCAAGGCATGACAGGCAGGGCAAGGCGTGGCTAGGTTAGGTTAGGCGAGCCGACGGAACGGCATGGTTAGGTTGGGCTTGGCTTGGCGTGGATTTATAACGGCAGGCAGGCAGGGCGTGGCGTGGCTTGGCGGCCCCCGGCATGGCGGGGCGGGGCAAGGCTTGGATTTTATTCACAATAGGAGGTAACACGATGGCAACAACAGCCAAGAAGGATGCAGGGGTAGTAGAGGTACCGGGGATTGATATTCTTCGGGTGAATGTTCGGATTGTCGGTATGTCGGAACTGGTCATGCATGCGTGGAGTGAAAAAGCCAAAAAGGCGATGCTCGATAAGCAGATGGGGAAGGCGGCCCAGAAGCGGGAGACGAAAGACCCTCAGCGGGATTATGAGGAGGCGTTCTACCGGCTCCCCGACGGGCGCCCGTGTTTCCCATCCATTGCTTTCAAGGCGGCTATCGTGAGCGCAGCTCGGCAGGTGGACGGGCTGCCGATGACGTTTCTGCGTGGCGCGCTCCATATCGATGGCGAGTTTGTGCCGATTGAAGGCGAGCCGCGTATGAGGGAGGACACGGTGCGCGTGGGACAGGGCACCGCCGATCTGCGCTACCGGCCTGGCTTCCCAGAGTGGAGCGCCACGCTACCCATCCGCCTCAATCGCCGGGCCTTGACGCTTGAGCAACTTCTGGCACTGATTGATCAGGCGGGGTTCTCGGTTGGGGTTGGGGAGTTTCGCCCAGAGAAAGACGGCGCGTGGGGCATGTTCCGCGTTGACAGCGTGGAAGTAGAGGAGGGGCAATGATGACCACACAACACACACCAGTATATGTGAAGTACGGCTATGGCTGGCTTGATACATCCTGGATTGACAAGACAATGGACGCCGATCTCATCGGGGGTGCGTTGGAACGCTACCAGGATGCAGGCGGCAAGATTGACGGCGATGCGATCATTGACGATGCTGAGAATGACCCATCGCACCCGCTGCATGAGTACCTTACCAAAGAGAGCCTTGAGGAGGCAGTACGCCAGCGCCGCCGCGAACAGTTGCGGCAAATCTTCCGTTCGCTTGCTATCGTGTGGCGCAACCCGCAAACCGGCGAGATCCTCAAGGATAGCGAGCGCGCCTATGCTGCTCTTGGGGCGGGCAACCGTGAGCAGGCAGGAAAGTTTCAGATGCTCGAAGTGAAGCGGCTCCCTGCACCAAAGGCAAGCACCACGCGCACGTATGAGGTATCGACCATCAAACAGGAGGCGGCGCAACCCGAACCGCAGCCAGCGCCAGAGGCGGGCGCCGCCTCTGGTAGTGTTCGGTTGCCGCCGCCCCCGCCGCCTGCCATGCTTGAGGGTATACCAGAGAGGCATCGTGAGTCACTTCGCAACCTGAAGAAGTGGGCAGACGGGTTTCGCCGCTATGATTACTTCGCAACGATTGTAGCAGCCATTGATACATACCCCGACCCGGATTAGACACGGCAGGCAGGGTTAGGCAGGGCGCGGCGCGGCCGGGCCAGGCAAGGCTAGGCAAGGCTTGGCTAGGTTTTTTTACAGAAGGGAGAGGGAAGTATGAAAATCAATCGCAAGGTCTGGCGTGCATTGGCACGCGCTCTGAGTGAGGGCACGCATAGTGCATGGGCGCGGTATGATTGGTATGTGGAGCAGAACTCACGTCGATTTTTCGGGAGGATATCATGACACCACTCGCAGATCATCAAATTCGGGCACTCGCTCACGGCGGCATGATCACGCCGTATAGTGAGGCGGTTGGCGCTCCGGCTGTTTCGTACGGACTCACGTCCTACGGCTACGATATGCGGATTGACGCCGTATTTCGCTATCCACAGCGCGGTGTGGCGCTCGACCCGAAACGACCCGACCTGGCACAATGGTTTCCTATTTATGCGTATGATTATGATGTCCCATACGCCATAGATCCGTATGTCAAGACAACAGACGGGCAGCCGATCTTTCTGGTCATGCCGCCATACTCGTTTGTGCTAGGGCGCTCTGTAGAGCGGTTCCGCATCCCGCGCAACGTGACGTGCACGGTGCTTGGAAAGAGCACGTATGCTCGCAATGGTACCATCGTCAACGTGACACCGCTCGAGCCCGAATGGGAGGGCCATGTCACGATTGAGATTAGCAACACCGCGCCGCTGGCGTCAATTATCCACATTGGGGAGGGTATTGCACAGGTGCAGTTCTGGCAAGCCGATGCGACGTGCGAGGTGTCGTATGCAGATAAAAAGGGCAAGTACCAGGGGCAAACCGACGTAACAGAAGCGAGGATGTAATGACGAACGAACTGCAAGCCATCGTACCACAACCCGAACTAAGGCACGCTATAGCCACTGTGCGCCCTGCTGTGGCAGGTAAATCATCTATCCCTAGTCTCACTCACATTCTTCTGACGGTAGGCGCTGACGGGCTTACACTGGCTGCCACAAACCTGGAAATGAGCATCATCACCCGCGTCCCGGCGAATGTCGAGACGCACGGCAGTATCAGCGTTCCCGCTCGCCTGCTGGCGGATGTGGTGGGCGGGTTGCCGAATGAGCCAGTAACACTCCAGATGCATAGCGCGTCTCTGCGTCTGGAATGCGGGCGTTTCGTAACCAACATCGTCGGGTTAGACGCTGATGAGTTTCCGCGCATTCCTACCACAACCGGGGAGGGTATCCCATTCCAGGCGCCCGCATTGCGTGACGCGATAGAGTGCACCGCATTCGCCGCCGCCACAGACGAGAGCCGCCCGGTGCTGACAGGCGTCTATGTTGGCATTGGCCCGGAAGGCGTCAAACTCGCGGCAGCAGACGGGTACCGCCTGGCTAAATACGTATTGGACACAGAGAGTATGCAGCCCCGTCCAGATCTGATCATCCCTGCCCGCGCATTGCGCGAGTTGACTGGCATCATCGGGGATACAGAAGGTGCCATCAGGATGGCAGCTAGCGACAATCAGGTTGTTTTTGAGACAGGCGCAACCACACTTGTCTCGCGTCTGATTGACGGCCAGTTCCCAGACTTTGAGCGCATCATCCCCGAAGAGCACGCCACGGGTTGCCTTGTGGACACACGCGAACTGGCGAAAGCCGTCAAGCTCGCGTCTCACTTTGCGCTCGCCAGTCAGGGCATCTTGAAGGTTCAGGTGCAGGAGAAAGAAGGATTAACACTCAGCGCCAATGCCGCCGACGTCGGCGATAACCAGGGCACCATCGGCGCGACAATCATCGGCAGAGATAACGAGATCGCCGTCAATGTGCGGTTTCTCGCTGATGTGTTGGAGGCGATAGAGACGCAGCAGGTAGCGTTGGAGTTGATAGGGCCGCACGCCCCGCTCGTGCTGCGTCCTGTCGGGGATGATCGCTACACGCACGTCATTATGCCGATGTCCATGCGGTAGTTTCTAAGTAATCTCCTATCATATCTCCCGAACCCCTTGACATATCGATACACAATTGACAAGGTGTGGGAGCGCTAAAAGACATCCGCCCATATCTCGCAGCCCCGCTTCGGCGGGGTTTCGTTTTGTCTGGATTGTGCTACACGTGTTGCACGTTTGTTGCACATATGCTATAGTAGCAGCAGCGAATACGAACTGACACGAGGAGAGAGTATGCACGCGTATGGGTATAATGGCGGCTATGGGTACACCAAACTGATCAGCCTGAGCAATGGAGAGGAGGTCTTCAACGTCTCGTTTCCCTCGATGATCGCTCCCGCGTCGCGTGCGGTTGCAGGCGCCCTGGAACGGGCTACAACCGTCACGGTGGGCGGGTCTGAGTATTGGGTGGGGATAGACGCCGAAATGGCTGCACACCCGCTCACAGACCTGTCTGAAGCGCGCTTGACAAGTCCCGTGCTTATCCCCGCGATGGTCAAGCACGCGACGGCGGGAATAAGCGATGCGGGCACCCTGGTGACGGGCCTACCAGCGCATCAGGCAGAGAATGAGGAGTACGGGCGGGCGCTGGCAGCACGATTGCGCGAGGCGAGTGCTCTGTGGGAGGGCGATATCACGGTCATCGCCGAGCCGGTTGGGTTGCTGTATAGCCTACTCCTGGATAATCACGGCAAAATGACGGGCGATACAGCACTCAAGGGCAGCGTCGCCGTTGCCGATATCGGGCACCTCACGCTGGACGTGTCCGAGGTGCAGAAAATGCGCCCCGTGAGCACGGGTATGGACGCCCGCGAACTTGGCACAGCGCAGCCGCTCAAGGCTATCCGCTCGTTTCTATCGAGTGCGTTAGGCCGTGAATTGACACTCTACCAGACTGATCAGGCAATACGGACGGGCGGCGTCACGATTGCAGGCCAGTTTGTGAAACTGCCGTCTGGATGGGATACGCCGCTCTATAGGCACGCCGAAACCATCGTATCCTATTTAACTGAACGATGGGGCAATGGCAAGCGGTACGACGCGATTGTTATCGGCGGCGGCGGTGCAGAACTGCCGCAACTCACGACAGCAATCCAGGCGAGATACGGGCACGCCGTCATCGTGCCAGAGCCGCAAATGGCAGTCGCTCGCGGGTATGCGCGGCTCGCGGCCCGGATTGCGGCGCAATGATAACAGGATTCCGGCTCTCTCCAGAGATGCGCGCATTGTTACGCCGCATCGGCGGTGGGAACATTGCAGCCGGATTGCGGGCGCTTGTGGTCATTGGCGCGCATCACGCTGGGCAACCTATCCAGGGGCTTGATAGAGAGGCGGCACACGCATTGAAAGAGCCGCTAGACGACGCCACACGCACCGAATTGAAGCGCGTCATGAGTGCGCCACAGCGCTACACAGCGCCACAGGCAGCGACCGAACAGCACGACGATGATGATGATTTCCCTATCGATGTGGGGATGCGATACTAGAAGAGGTATCATGAGCGAACACACACAACACCTGTACGCTGCTGCATTGTTGGCACGAAACATGGACACAAACGATGCTGGATTTGCAGTTATCCTATTTATATCAGCGAATGACACAGACGCGCATAAACACGCGATACAACAAGCATATGCGTCGTTCCCACCCACAGAGGGGTATGCGTATCATAATGTAAGGGTCATTCAGGCTCCTGATCACATGGTAAACTTGGATTAGCGGGAGGGGACTATGATAGAAGATCTATACAACAAATTGGACGAACATCAGGAGGAGTCCGGTAGGTTATGGGATGCATTCCGCGCCGAGCCATATGCGCACGATTTGATGGAAGCGGCAGAGTTGCAAGACTGGTATGTCGCGGTGTACCGGGGCGCAATATTTGTCTGCTCTGCGCTGATTGAGCCAGGCATATTGGTTCCTGTTTAATTGAGGCGGGAGGGGACTATGGAAGTATTTTCAAGTGCTATTGTAGCCACCGGGCTAGACGAAGAGATGGCAAATGAAGTGAGGTTCGTGCTTATGAAGCAATTTGGGGGTGTTAATTCTAGGGGCTTTGGGTTTGCAATCGTTCAACTTCATGACGAGCCTAAATTCTCTATCATTGCAATGGATAAATCGAAGGAATCAGATCCTCATCTTGGGCGCTTTATATCGCTGCACGATGTGAAATTCTGGTGCGATGGGTATCTGGCGGCATGGGGACGAGGCGACAACTAGAGGCGGGAGGGACACTATGCACCTACAGCACAAAGAGGCCACCGCAACGCAGGCCGTGCAGGAACTCGCAGCTGAACGGCTGTATATTGACGCGAAACAAACCATGCTCACGGCGGGCGCATCTACCGTTATTGGTGGTGGCGGCGCCAATCTGCATCAACTGACCGCCCCTATTCTGCGGACATTCCCCCACGCCACCATTGCACCCGACCCGCAGAGCGCCATACCACGCGGTTATGCGCGCTATACGCGGCGCCTTGAGCAGCAGGAGGATGTGTGATGGCAAAGCGCAAAAACGCGGCGTATTTTTATGCGAGCGAGGAATTGCGCGCTGTGCTCTGCGAGGCCGGGAGCGAACTGAGCGCCGCCGCTCGTGCACTGATCGTCGTCGGGGCCTATCATGCCGGGATGGATGTGTCAGGCTTGAGGCGCGAGTTTCACGCGGCGCTGGCTGCTGACCTGGCGCCAAATGTGCGAGACCACATCGCGCAGGTTGCGCGGCGAATTGACGAAGGCCGCCCGCCGCCGCGAGAGATCACGCTCGGGCCTCCCGCGAGCCCCCGCGAGCCCCCGCGAGCCCCCGTAAGGCCGGAGGATGACCCGTTGAGCGATGTAGGGATTGATGTTGACGAGTAGAGCTATGCTATGCTAGTCCACAGAGAGGCGTGCTGCCCTGCGTGACCAGGGCACTGCCGGAGGGACACACCGGCAGCTGCGCACCAGCCCCATCATAGCATAGATACGGAGGGACACTGTGCAACTCAACAACGTCGAGTACTCGAAACAACAGAGCGTTTATGAACTGGCACAGGAGCCGCCGCGCCTTGACGCCCGTGAAGCCGCGCTCGCGGTGGGTGTGACGTGCCTTGCTGCCCTGGTGGGCGCCCTAGGCGTGCTCCTGTTCGGCGCGTCGTTTCCGATGCATGGCCCCGGCGGTGCGCTTCAGTTCGCGGGGATGCTCGCGGGAAGCACGTGTTTGCTCGCGTGGTGCTTTGTGATGCTGTTTGTGTGGCATCATATTGAGAAATGGCGCGCTGATCTACGCTACGAACGTGAGCGCCGCGAAGCGGTTCTGGAGGCGCATTGGAATACTCAGGGAGTTGTGACAACAGAGGTATTGAGCGAGACGACGATCACTGCCGACAATCCAGGCCAGATCATCCTTGCCGCGCTCGCTCTACACCAGCGCCGCAACGACGCCACGCGCCCGTATAGCGTGCGAGCGCTCCAGAAGCCGCTGTTTCTCTCGCTCAACGCGCCTGCCTTCGGCGGCACGCGACAACTGCGCATCGGGCAGGCTGCCAGCGAGCAGGAAGCGCAGCGCCTTGCAGAGTTATTCGCCCGCTGTGGCCTGATTAGCGGGCGCCGTGAGAAGGCAGCAGGCGAATGGACGGCACAAACAGTATCAGACGTGCTCAATAAATTGCTACCGGAGTATACCGTATGAGTGACGAATTGTTGACTATTGCCCGTGCTGAACTCCCTGAAGAGTGGCGCCGCGTTGACCTGGTGCAGGCGCTCTCTGTCCACGGAGTAGACATAACAGACAGGCAGGCGAACGAAAAAATCAAGGTATGGAAAACGGCGGGCTACATTGATCATATTGTAGACGGCAAGCAGCACCGCTACGCGTGGCGGGAGGAAAGCGCCGTGTCAGCGACAAGCCAGACAGAACCACAGATGAGCGCACACGCGCCCGCGAGCGTGCACACGCAACGCACGTACCGCATCCCTATGCCCTGGATTGTAGCAGGCATCGCGTGTGCGCTCGTGGTAGCTGCTGTGGCGTCGTTCGCGGCGCTCACTCGACAGAATGAGCCAGTATCCGTACAATCGACACCCACAACGGCGCCCACCGCTACCCCGACAAATGTGCCGATGGTCGCGGCATACTACGCACCAGGCGGGGAGTATGCACAGGATATCCCCATCGGCGGGCCCGTGACTGGGACATACGGGCACTATGTCCAGATTGACGGCCATCTCTGGATAGAGGCGCCCGATCTCACAGAGCCGACGCCAGCGCCAACACAGACGCCGCACATTGTTGTGGTAGGGCAGCCTGCACCGCCTGTGGAGGCACCCGCGCCAACCACTACCGCCGCGCCAATACTGCCGCCCGACACCGTGCGAACATCAGCAGGCGTTGAGGTTGAGGTAGCGGCGACGGCAACGTCGCATGGCTGGACGATTGCATGCAATGCTGATGAGTGCCGGTGCTTCAGCGGCGCTGTGCCAGATGGCTACGGCATAGCACGCCAGAACATTGTGCCAGAGATATGCATGCTGGCTGTGAAGCCGTAAAGAGAGGAACATATGAAACTTGTAACGACGGTTGGAATAGCATCACATATCATCCTGATGGGTTGCTGGATTTATGTGGTTTTTACGTATGATCTGCCACTAGAGGTGTCGCTGTTGGCTGCCATTGCCTGGCTCGGCATTGGTTTTGCTTATGGAAGTAGGACGTAGCCCGCTGCCCACCGCCACCGCCCGCCACTCCGGCGGGCTTTTTTTGTTGCCTGAAAACTCGCACGATCTGGCTTTGCAAAGCTTTGCAAAAATGACGAACGTGTGCTACAATTAGATCAGTTGAGAAAGACAAGCGATGAGCAAGGAGACAGGACAATGATTACCAATGGCAACCGCCGACAAATAGCCGAAGCCGCAGTCTGTACACTATTGAACGAATGCAGGGCACACCAGAAAGAGGGTACACTGACCTGGGGTGCTGGTGATGGAAAGGTGCAGGTTGGCGTGTATGGCTATGATGAGGCAAGCAATTCATATGGTTTTTATGTGCTACATTCCTGCGGGGAGTATCATGATACTGCATCGTGGTCAACGGCAATGATAACCATGTCGGACGCCCTACGCGGCGCGGACACAGGCTTTCCACAAAAAGGCAGGAGATGACTACACACCACACCACTCAGGAGGCCGCCCGCCTCCTGAGGCTTACCCAACAAGGCGTACTCGCAGCCATCAGGCGCGGCAAGTTGAACGCTGAAAAGCACGGGCGCGATTGGGTGATATCGGACGAAGAGATCGAGCGCTATCGACAAGAGCCGCGGCAGCGCGGGAGACCCAAGAAACAGTAGACAACACAAAACGCGGCGGTCACATTTCCCGCCGCGCCCTGCTTTCCACATGCATTGCGCCATATCCGATGGCACAGCCCCATTATAACACAAAACGCCGCCCCAGAGAGAGGGGCGGCGTCTCGCGGTGAAGGTAGCATCAGGAAGTATCATCCACACGCGCCCATTATACCACACTTCGCACGACGTTGAGCGTGGCCGAATAATCTGCCGGTGTCGTTGCCTGCCCTTCCATCAGGTTGTTTAACTGCTCTGCAAACGTCACCAGGCTTCCCAACTGCGCCGCCGTGAACGGGAACCCTGCGCCTGTTAAATCGGCGTCGCTGATCGGAAGCGCGCCCCCACTGTTGTAGCCGTTATCGAAATAGATTGCATACGCTGCCTGGAGTGCCTCGTGTGCCTGTGCAATCGCCGTGCCTGCGTCAACCATCGATTGCACCAATGTTGCCTTATCCATAGATCCTTTCCCTCTGATAGAACTCCCGCGCCACACCAGCCGGGCGCGCCACCTGGAACGGTTGCGGCTCGCGCACGGCAGACGGCGCCAGTTCCGGCGTGTTGCCTGCTGCGAGCCATCGCTGATACTCCTGCCAGTGTCGATTGCCAGGAGCGTCTGGAATGTGACGCCCGCTTGGAACGTGGTACACGCCGCCGCTGTCGAGTAGTTTATAGTCTGCCATCTATAACTCGCTGTCCAGATAAGCCCGATATGCCGTGCCGAATGTTGCCCTACCAACATCACCAGCAGAAGCACCGGCGAAGTCATCCGGCGTTGATTCATAGATAAACGATAACGTCATCACAGATGTTTCATACACGACATCAAACGTCCCCACTGTCGTTATATATGCCCCCGGTGCAGGCGCATAGAATGACGCGTTATTGCCTGTGCCTGGAAAACCTGCCGACCACGACGGATTGGTGTCCGTCACGGTTGGTGCTGCACGCATCTGCACAGGCAATAGCACAGTCTGCGCATAAATCTCATTGAGGCCCGCCCACATATACGCGACAAAGTAGGCATTCCCCGGATTGAATACCTGAAAATACCGTTGACACAGCGCAAGATCCATACCAATCGGGCGCGTCTCGAATGGTGTTTTATACGGCCCCTGCTCCAGTTGCGCGGCTTCAATTCTTATGAAATCCGTATTTGCAACAGTATCCCCACTCCAAATGAATACAACGAGATTGTTAAACGTCGAACCGAGTGTTACCGTATGTTCGATGTCTGTCCATGTCGATCCCACGGATGTACTACCAACACTCCCGGCAGGTGCTACATTTGTCACCCACGTCGGTGTGGTGCCCCAGGTTGCTACTACATCCGATGTAACTGCATCTTCGGTATCTGTCCACTCTAGGACGGCGTATCGAACATCCTGTGTTGTGTCACACAATATTCGAAACGAAAAGGTGACGCTCTGGCCGCGTAGGTGACGGCAGTTGACACCCTCTACAATCTGAGCCATGCCAATCCGTTGCGCTGCGAGTTGCACCTGAATGAGCACCGCTGCGTAGCGTCGTGTATCCCCTGTAATGGATCCTGTGTCAATCCTGTCTGTTTCGGTTAGGACATACCAGCGATCAGCAATATACTCATCATCTGCTGTATCAATAATAGAACCACTCAACCGCTGCCAGATAGCAAAATCGCCGTTGATCAGGACGTTACGCAGCGCGTACACATCGGCCCATTCCGGCGCCGTCTCTGCGCTGTTGACGGTGAGCCGCTGCCCTGCTGTGCCGATGCCAAGCCGTTGCAATCCAGAGCCGTCGCGGTAAATAACATCCCCTTCGGTTGTCGTCGGGTCTGTTAAACTTGATGCGTCATCGGGCACCCACTCGCCTGCTACGGCGTCCCACGTGACCACCTGGCCCGCTGTGGCGCCTGTCTGGAGGAGTTGGTCGAGCCGGATATCGGCAGAGTTAACGACGTTTTCAGCGATATCGTTTGCCTGTGCTAACACCGCGTCGGTTTGCTCGTCCTGATCGCGCTGAATGCGCTGTTGCCTTTTGCGCTCAATCTCAGCAGCGCGTTGTTGAAAATCCATTATTGTTTGACAACCTCCACCAGCGCCGCGATATTCGAGAGTGACGACACGTCAACCCGCGACACTGTGGCGCCGTTCCAAATCCCGACTTCCGGCGTGCCGGAGAAATCGAGCATGAGCGACACCAGGCTATTCGTCGCTCTGTCCGCTCGTATCCACCCAATGGTTTCGCCTGACAGCGCTACAATGCTATAGCCTGGCGACGCGCTGAACGGGTTTGTTACCTCGTAAATGCCCGATGCTGTCGGCCCGGCTGATCCCGCCGCGTACACGAGACGGTTGTTGATCGTTGTCGGGATGGTAAATGCCGCCGGTGCCGATGATGTAGAGGATGACGGCCATGTTGCAACCTCGACAAAAGCAAATGGAAAGAATGCTGTCAGATTGATAACCGCGGCGCTCCCGCGATAATCTTCTTTTGCTAATAAATTGCCCTCGTCATCAGTAAACACCATCTGGCGATTGTCCGGGTATCGATCTGCCAGGAACCATGCATTATCCGCTCCGCCTGCTGGCGATGGCTCTACGAGCGTACCGCTTGACGTGAGATATGCAACCCGATCGAGCGGGAAATTTTGACTGAGCACCAGATCGCCATCCTGGCCGGGGCCGAATGAGAGATAGCGCAGCGGCGATGTTGCCGCGACCGTTGTTTCGCTGCCTGTAAGATCTGTGCCAATAAGCGCGTACACGTCATAACCTGTCGTTTCCACGTGAGAAACCCACCGCCCAAGCGTCTCTGGGTCGTAATCAGCACGGTACAGATTACCAGACACAATAGACGAAACAGAAATGACGATCTCACTCCACGTCTGCGTACTGATCGTATAGCGCCACAGCGGGCTGTGCGACGTGGTGCCTGTTCGTAGTTTGCCGCCGCTATCGCTGACACTGGCAGCAGCGCCGGCATGGATAACGGCGATCAATTCATCAGTGTTGATCGGATTGCCAGAGAGCCAGAGCACATGCGTGAGCGCCGCCGGGATGCCGCTATTGCGTAGCGTCGGTGTGCCGCCCGTTGCGCTGTTATACTCATAGACGCCCGCCGATGCAACGCCCTGCTGTGCAAGGAAAAACATGTATGCAAATTCGAGCTTCGTTGTCCCCACTGGCAGGTACCCGATGGCGGTGGTAGCGGTGCTCACATCGTCAATCCGCAACAGCGTCGTAATGTCGTTGTTGATGATCTTCAGTGTGCCCTGGTTCGTTCCTGTGCCAACATCCCCAATGTAGCAGAGATCGTTAAACGGGCTGTCGCCCCCGACGGCGCCGTCTCGCAGTAGCGATGCAGTATTCCCGCTTGTGTTCGTGCCAATATCAGTCGCGTCAAAATTGACACCGCTTTGCAGCAACAGGTAAAGGTTGCCCGACGCGTCCCCGGCGATGTAGCCCGGCTCGGTAGCGAGCGGCGTGATCGCCGTGAGTGACGTAGGCGCGGCGCCCACCGCGCTCCAATCCACAGTATAGCCCTGCTGAATTTTGAGCGCATCCGCGCTACTTCCAGCACTGCTGAATACTGCCGCGTTACCCCACGGCGCGTCTGCGAGTTGCTCGGCTGTGCTGCCCCCAGCCCCAGCGATTGCGGTAGCCCACGACGCGCCGCCGTCGAAACTCTCCAGCACATTAGCACCCTCGCAAATACGAATGTAGTCTGCATTGTCAGGTGGCGTGCTCACGTCGGCAATGGCAGCATTCGAGCGCAACAGTGTGAACGATGCGCCCTCATCAGTCGAGAGGTACAGGTCACTCCCTGCTGCAACAAGCACAATGGTCTGCTCTTCTTCAGGTATCCAGATAACGTTAATCTGCGTATTCGATGGGTGCGTCCATATGAGCGCGGTAGGGTCTGGATACAGCCATTGGTAGAGCGCGCCGTCATCCCAACCCGACCACGCGCCGTTCGGGTTGAATTTTGACACCGCCGTGCAGGTTTGCCCCGCCCTGGTATGCGCCGTCCAGCCATCTACCGTTAGGAGCCGATGTCCGTTGCTACCTGTTGCGGTTGAGAGTGGTCTGAACAATGATTGTACATCAACGGTGTCAAGTGACTTGCTGATGCTTTGTGGTGTTTTTACACCGTCGTCAACCTCCAGACTGATCGTGACACTGGTAGGATCACCTGTGTCGAGCACGAATGATGCCGTGTTGCCCGTCACGGGTGTGGAAGGCGTCGGCGTGGCACCCGTGACCGTCCATGTGCGTGTGCCATCGTCTGATTGCGTTGCGTCAACGTGCACGAACAATCTATCTGCCAGGCCCGCGCCTGTGTCGATGGGTTCGGTGTCCACGGTGAGCGTGAAATCAACAAACAGCGGCGGCTCCTCAGGGTAGCCAGGATCGGTGATACCAATTTTTTCCTTGTCATCGTCGCTGAACCCGGTGCCTGTCAAATCTGGAACGCCGAGCGAGCAGTTCAAGGTCATTGTTCCCTGACTGGTATCGGCGCTCCTGACAATTGCCGTCGTTGCGACAACATAGCCCTGTCGGTTGGGAATGTCCAGTGTAATCGTTGTCGCTGGCAGCAGATCGGCATCCATCGCGCACGGGATTTGGATGGTGCGTTTTGCTCGAATACCCTTCGCTGTCTCGCGTTTTGCAATCAACTCACAGACTGCATTAGACTGCGCAAAGCGATACGTCCCGCTGCCTGTCTTACCTGACACACCTGTCGCGGTAAAGGTGAAATTCGGCGTCGTGCCATCGCTCAACTTGCGGCCCCGCGCTACCCATCCGGCAACAACGCTCTCGAAGCTGCCCGCCTCGTCACTATAGCCCGCATAGATGCCGCGCTCGTCCCCTGTCGGATCGCCATAGACATAGGTGTGCGCGCCTGTCTCTTGTGGAATGTCCAGATCATACGAGACACGAATGACGCCGCCGGGCGTTACCCAGATGGCACACGACGCGAATTTCATTAGTTCGTCTATCAACTTCGCGACGTTTTCGGCGCCCGCCTCCAGCGTGATACTCTCCACTGGGCAAAGGTTGAAGTCGGTGCCTGGGTCGTAAATATCGCCTATTAACGCACTATCAATGCCTGCATCGGTGAGCAGATCCGTAACGGCGTCGGTAAACGGGCGATCATTCCAGGTCAGGTCACTACTTAGAGGTTTGTCGATTTGCCCCAAGATATCAATCAATGTCAACCGAAACCCGAACGGTGCCACGCTCACCACGGGCTGATCGGCAAACCCGGTAAAAAACCGACGCCGCGCCGTCACTCCATCAACACCCGCCGCATTGATCACGACGTAGGCAGAGAGCGGCTCGCCTGTCGTGATCTCGACATATCTGTCAAGTACCACCGTGCAATTGCTGCGCTGCTGATTGTAGCCGATGCGGCGCCGTGGGAACGTCACGCAACGATAGTACACGCCGTCAATATAGACGGCAGCATTCCAGTTAACGTGCCTGTCGGTGACGGGAAATGGAATAGTCACCCTTCAAACCTCAGTGTGCCTGCATACTCATAATCCGTGCAACTCGCGAGCAATTCGGTGAGCGTCACGCCGACCAACGTCACGTCATACGTGTTTGTTCCATCGCTGAGTTGCCCCGGATTGCCATACAGTTGCGAGACGTTGCGCAACTTCAGCGCGTCGGCAGTCGAGCAACGGATCTGAAAGTCGCCACCTTTAAACACAAGCGGGCCGTATCCGAACACATCAACGCGCCCCGCGATGCCGCCAATGAACATATTCGTTTCGTAGCGCGCCTCTCGCTGCGGTGTCAGCTTCGCATTATCGCCTGCCTGTGGTTCAAATGTTGCGGTTGTGCTACCCACGGTGAATGTCCACGCCACTAGCGCACCCCTTGCTTCAGCACATCATCCTGCCCGTATTCGAGCGCGGCCATAATGCGCGCCGCTGCCATGTCCGCAACCTGCTGCGCTCGCTCAGCACTATCCACGCTACCTATGTTCATACTCATAGACACACTTGCATTCCCGCCCATCGCACTGCCAGTCACGCCCGCCGGAAGTACCGCCGATGCCCGCCCAAGGTTGACAAGTTCCGGCCCCTGCTCCCCGACGACCGTCCAGCCGGAACCTGTGCCGCCCATAGCACGCTGATCAAATTGCGACGCCACAACCCCGGCACCCTCTCGAAGATCAGTTCCCCACTGGCTTAGCCACTCAGGTGGTTTGATGTTGCGTAACTTCTCGCCCAAATTGAGGATGTTCCCAATAGCGTTTTGAATAGCCTGCCCGATGGCGTTGAATGCATTGATGATCGGGTCGATAAAATTGGCACGAAAAATAGCAAAACCATCCTCGGCAGCCTGGAATGCCTCGTCAATATCAATGCCGAACGCGTCCATGACCAGACCCACGATCTTGAGGAGCATATTAAAGCCATTTTCGAACAGTTGTTGAAACGTGGTAATAAACTCTTCCGAAAACTCTTCAATCGTGTTCCAGGCGCCGCGCCAGTCCCCGTCAATAAGTTGAAGTGCCAGTGTTAACGCAGACTGGATAGCAGTCAATGCCAGCCCAATAACGTTGGTGATCTGGTTCCAGGCCATTGTCAGGATATCGACAATCTCATCACGATGTTCTGATATAAATGTCGCGATACCTTGCAGTGTTGGTACAATTGTGTCGTTTATCAATTGGATGGCGAGTGAGATGATATTCGTAATCTGGTTCCATGTCTCTTGAAAAAACAGCCGGATACTGTCGCCGTTTTCCTCAAGAAATTGCTGAATGATACTAAAAACACCAGTGATGATCGGTTGCAACGCATTCACAATGTTTGTGACCGTCTCTGATGCCTGGCTCCATAACGTTTTGAATGTCTCTATTCCGGCGCCGATGTTCTCAGTGATCAATCGCCTGAAATCCAGAATGAATGTGATGGCGGGGTGATCCTCGTCAAAATCAAATATAGTTCCCAGCCCCTCATAATCACCAGTGAACAGCATCTTGATAGCATTAGCCACACTGGTAATAATCGGTGAGATTTTATCAAACGCCTCCACTGCCATGTCAATCCAGCCAGGCGCGTTCGTGCCGAACCACTCAATAGCCGATATGATATGTGGCATGGCCTGGTTCGCAATTTCGAGGAGTTTATCCCCAAGCGGTGCCAGCGCAGCCGTGGTTTCGCTCGTGATGCCTGCCCATAGCGCACCGAATGTGCCATACTGCCGCCCGCTCTCCTCGATCTCTGTACCGAGCGCCTCTACCCCTTCGAGCGCCTCCCCAAGCGCGAACGTAGCATCGGCGCCGAAGTCTTCAAACGTGGTGCCGAACGCCTGCACGCCCGCCTCTTGCCGGAGTAGAGGATCTTCGATACTCTCAATGCTATCTGCAATGCGCTCGAACGCTTGTCGCTGCGTAATCTCGCCGCGTGCGAACTGATCAAAGAGATCGGCGGTGCTCTCGTCAATGTCACGGATGTTTTTAACAACTGCCGGATCGCGAAGGCGGATGCTGAATTCATTGAAGGCGTCCCCGACTTTGTCGGTGTTCATAAATCCGGCCTCAAGCCCCTCGTTGATCAATGCGAGGGAGTCAAAGCCAGTGACACCGAGATCGGCAAAATCATCGGAGTATTCGTTCAGCGTGTCATTAAGATCGCCGAACCGATCAAGGCCAAGCTCTTGCCCTTCGGTGAGCACCAGGAACGCTTCTTCTGCCGATGTCCCGAACTCATCCTGCACACGCTGTGCGCTGCGTGCCGCCTCTGTGAGATCCTGATCATACGCATCGGCAAGAAACAGCGCATCCGCCGTCGCCTCGTCAAGCGCGCCGCCGAAGGCCTTTTCGAGCGTTGCAACGCGCCCTTGTGCTGAGATTGCCGCCGCGCCGATGCCCGCAATGGCGCCCACGGCAATGGTCGCACTTGCTGCGATGCCTGTTGCCGCCGCGCCCATCCCAGCAGACAGCGCGCCGCTGATGCGGTTGCCGCTGCGCTCCGCACGGTTGGCAACATCACGCGTCCCTCGGTCAAACTCGGACGCGTCCAGAGAAAGTAGGACATTTAGTTGTTCTAACACATCAGCCATTATGCAGCCTGTGTCCTATCTTCGCCGCCGAGTGCCTGTACCCACATCCGTAAAATTGCAGCCTGCTCCTCAGGCGTCTGCGGTTGCGGCGCTGGCCTGTCGAATTCAGGCATAAATTCCTTCGGTGTGTACGGCTTGCGACGTTTTTTCTTGTCGCGGTTTGTCTCGGCGATCACCGCCGCGATCATTCCAGAGCGAAGATCGGCGCGCTCTTCACCCCACGGATCGAGATCGTAGTACAACTGCCACAGCACCCACGCCTCTGCACTCATCTCCTCTAGCAACGCGTATGGATTGACGATGTAGTGCCCGCCCGCCTGCAACGCTAGTCGGTAGAGGAGACGCCGTTGAGGCTCGCGGATTTTTTTGCTAGCTCTTCCTGGCGCGCCTTATCGACGCCGCTGAACTCCAAAATCTCCGGCAGCAGTGTTGCCATAACCGCCGCTGTGCCTGGCAGGCTGTAAAGTAAGTCAACGTCTTTATCAGAGTAAAGCCGCTCACCATCTGCGCCGATCATGACGCGTGCAAGTACCTGCACGCCCGCCCGCGCCACATCGCCGCCTTCTTTCGCCTTCAGGAATACTTGTAGATCCGCCGCTGACATCGGCACAATGCGAACATCCCCGCCCCATTCAGGGACAGGGATATCGCGGTACCGCTGCTCTCGTGTCTCAATTTGCTCGCGTGTGAGCAGCATGGTTCCTCCTATAGTAGCGTTGGTTTGCCCGACGGCTTGAGCGTGATGTTTGCCACAGCCCGGCCATCGATGGGCGTTTCAGTGCTGAATGACATGACGAACGCCGTTACTTCAAACGTTGCAATCACGCTCTCGTTACTCTTGACTTCAACTTTCCAATCGCGGTTGCATCCCGCAATCCAGTCGTTATAAAGCATCTGGTGTGACGTTTCGGTCGGTTGCCAGTTGACTACCATTTCGATATCGTCTGTGGTTTTTAATCCACTGATGAACGTCGTGAAACCGTCCGGGGTATCGTGGTGTGTTGTCTCGATCTCTGCGGTCGTGCCGCCGGGCGGATTGATCTGATTGATATATGTGACACGCTCCCATTGGGGGTTATTGGCGTCACCATCAGAGCGCCATAGCGTCGTGCCGTATGCCCAGATAGCATCCCCTGTTGTTGGGCAGTTTGCCATGATGCCCTCCCTTAGCCCTGGTTCGGGCGGAATACTACCGCCTTCGCCGTTGCGGCGCCGCTTTCTTCAACTGTCAGGTACACGAGCGAGCCGCCGTCGGGTACCCACCCTTCGAGTACCTCAAGTTCAAAGATGCAGAAGTCCATACCGTTGACCTCTGTCACCTTGTCGGCCTGCACACCATAGGGATTGTTGGTACCTTCCACGGTCGCGCTAATGGTATCACCAGACGATGCTGCGTCATTCCAGACGATCAGCACGTCGCCCTTCTTAGCGCTGAAACTGTTCGCGCTGGCGCCCGTGTCCAGGTCAACCCACGTGCCTGTGGCCGCGCCATTTGCCGACGCCAGCGACGGGTACGTCCCTACGCCCTCCACTACGGTAATCGTTGCCATGCTATTAACCCTCCTTACGAGCTTCTACATAGAATGAATGATCAGTTCTGAATGGGTCATCGATATCGATGCGACTGTCGAACGCGACCGGCTCCGCTGTGGCAAAGCCCGCCGCCCGCAGCACATCACAGAGGCGCGGCACATCCCAGACATAGCGATGCGGATCACGCGCCACGTTAAAAATGACAGCGTTGACGTAATCAATCGGCTGCGGCTCCTCCACGCCGGGAATGGCAGAGCAGACGAACTGCGTGAAGCCTGCCCAGTCCGACACATCCCCACGCACATAATCAGCGAGGAGGCGCGGCACATCTGGCAGCACAAGCCGCACGACGCCGCCAGGTAGCAGCGCCCGATGACACTCGTCAATCAGTTTCAACGCGACGGCATAGTCGAGATGTTCCAGGACGTGACTAGCATAGATGTAGTCAACGCTGTTGTTAAAAAACGGTAAGCCCTGTCGGATGTCGTGCGCCTTGACGCCTGCACGGGGCGCACTGTCAATGTTAATCCAGCCATCACGCACGTCGCTACCACACCCCAGATTGACCATCACGTGACGCGGCGCGCCGTGAGACAGGCGATTGAAATAGCACAAAACTTCGTCTATGAAGCGGAAGTCTTCCGGATATTGTTCGTACAATTCCTGAATAAAAATACCGTCATGCACGGGCAGTTCGCACCATCGCATATCGCCGATCAGATCGCGGCGGAGAACGAATTGCGCTGTATCGATGCTGCCGATGCGGACGTTCTCTGGCGACGCCTGCAACAGACGCCGCTCGTCGGCGCGCTCCTGCGAAAACACGAACGCCCGCGCCTCCGGCTGCGCTGCGATTTCCTCCTCTAGCCGCCGAAAGAACGATGGATGCACACTGTTGTCATCGTCCAAAATCCAGACCCACCCATCGCAGATACTGGAGAGAGCCGCGTCAACGTTGCGCGCCATATCGGCCCGCCCATTACCGGGGTGTGTGGCGCCGTGCGGATGAATGATGTAATGCCGGATATCCAGGTTGTGGCCTTCGGCTGCGTTCAGACTGTCGAATATGCCCGGCAGATACTCCGGCCTGCTCAGTGCAGTGATGATTGTCAGTGTTGGGTACTCGCTCATGCCTCAATCCTGTGCATTTTCTCCTCGTTGATGTCCGGCCACAGTGTGACAAACGCGCCGCCCTGCTGATCAATATGCCCACACACAATGGACGTATCGCACACCTGTTTGATGCCCGCTATCTGGCAGTCAAAAGCGAAATACGTATCCTGCGAACTATGCGCACCTTCGCCGATGCGATGTTCGACGCGGTAGCGGATGCGCTCCAGGACGCAGCGGCGAATGAGGGTAAAGCCGTTGCCCTGGCCCTCGCACTCGATAACCTTGCCCCACGCGGCCCGCGCCCGCTCTGGGAAAAATGAGAGCGATTGACCTGTGAACGTGACGCTATCCATTGCGGGGAACGCATTCCAGCGATAGAACGGTGGCTGCCGGAAACAGTAGAGGGCATAGCCGACATCGGCGTCGTGCTCGTCTAGCGTGGCAAGCATCCGCGTGAGCGCGTCTTTCTCGAATACAATGTCCTGCTCAACCGTTAGCAGATAGTCATAGTTGCCGCGTAGACAAAGATCCCGTGCCTGGTTGTATTTCCAGGCGATGCGCGTTTTTGCGTCGGCGATGTGCTCGTCACCACCTCGCAGCATCACAATGTCAGACTGGTATGCGCGGCTGTGCTGCAACTGGAACAGACTATCTAGGGTGCGGCGATGAATGCCCGTATGGATGGGAACGGCGATCAGGACATTAGACATAGCGGCACACCACCTCTACCCCGGCGTGCTGCCAGTCCAGTTTGAACTGCCCCCGAATGACGGCGCGGAGGGCAATGGTTGAGGCTGGCACATCATCCGCCCGCGTCATATCAATATATGCCGTCTCGCCCGCGTTCGTTGTCTGGTACACGAGCGGCGGCTCGTATGCGTACCAGGTTTCGCCGTCTGGGCTGTGCTCAATCTCCACTGAGACGTGCCCGCTGTTCGCATTCCGCCCGACGCTGATGACCCATTTGAGCGCATCATACACCGCGTCAACCGGCCCAACGACGCGCCCGCTTGTGCCGTTCATCAGCGCGAATGGCTTCTGGCGTGCCACAATGCCGAGCCGCTCCAGTTGTGCTGTTGATACTGCGATCATCCCCGTCCTATGATGTAATCCTGCCTGGATACGTAATAATCCACATCCGGCTCGTAACTCGCTACCTGATTACGCAGGAACACGCGCCCCACTCGAACCCCGCCCATATCGCCAGAGAACCCCGACAACTTTTCGCGTATCTTGTCAAGCAACCCATCGGCATCGATACGGCGCACACCGAACGCGCTGATCTGAATGCGCACATCATCGGTGCACGTATCGCCGTCGTGCGTGTAAGACGGCGCGGTGCTGATGCGCTGATAGATGGCAGCAGGCAGATCGGGCTGCTGCGGTAGTCTATCTGGATAGAGCCGCAGATCCGTGATGCTGCTCTTTAGGTATGTCCACAATCCTTGCTCAATCGATGGCGTCATTTATCGCATCCCGTAGCGCGTCCTGGATTTCCAGGTAGGCGTTCTCGCGTTCCTGATCAAACGCCGGGCGTAGATACGGCTGCGCTGGCTGGCTGTAGAGCCGTCCAAGTTTGTCGCGCCCGTTAAAGCCGAACTCGATACGCCGCGCATAGGCCAGGTTCGTACCAATGGCTGCGCTGGCACTCGTGGCGCTACTCTCGCTGATCTGCACGGTGATGGAGCGGCGAAGTGTGCCAGTCTTGACAGGCGCTCTGACTTGCGCCTCGTTTTTGATGAGTTGCCCGCCCGTGAGCACCGCCGCCTCCAGTTTCGCCTGCCGCATCTCTTCGGACATGTCTAGCAACTTGCGCTTGAGTTCGGGCAATCCCTCAATTGTCACGGTGCGCTTTGCCATAAACTACTCACTATTCCGCATCACAAAGCCTTGACAAAAACACTTGCTTATGGTATGATTATAAGCAAGTTAGACATACACATTACTGAAAGGACACGGCAATGGCAAACGGTAAAGCAAAGGCAGGCGGACAGCACGGTAAGAACGGCGAGTTTTATAAAGGCGGTCAGTTCCTTCCCAGCAGCGAGAACACAATCAAAGGCGAGTTCGGCAGCACGAGCAAAAAGACCCGCGCCCCGCGTGTGCATCGCCAGAAAATTGGCCTGCGCGAATGGGCCGAGGTTCCCGAAGGCAAGCGTTCGATTTACCAGGAAGTGGCAGGTATTTTCGCCAAGCCCGATTGGGACACTGGCAAGCTGGTTTTGCACACAAACCCGCAGACGTTGAAGTATTTCAACAAAACAGAAGCGGAAGTACAGGAATTGGTGGATCGTTGGAATGCAGGCGAACGGTGGATGTAGATGACCAAACGAACCCACGGCGGGCGGCGTCCTAACCAGACGGGGCGCCCGCCCAAACCAGAGGCGCGCTACGTGCGCAAAACCATCACCGTGCCCCCTGACATTGCCGCTGCGGTTAAAGACGCACAGAAGCCCGGTGAGAGCTTCAGTGAATGCGTTGTCAGGTTGTGTCGTCACTCGTTGCATATTATAAGCAAGGAGATGTAGTACATGTTTTTTAACACCAACCCCGAAAGCCGGTACTGGTTGGAAGAACTGAGTAAAGCTCGAAACGGATATGGCTCCTGCGTTGATCGCCCAGCGCATTATGGTCGAGCACTCCAACAACTGTATGGCTCTGCGTATGAATGCCTGGCTGGTATCAGTTGTGCACGTCACTTTGCCAATGTAGAACGCTTGCCCTTTATGCGGCGACACTACCGCAACCTTGAAGCCCTTGGTAAGGCGATGTTTAGCACACGCGACCGAGATAAAGTTATCCAGGACGCCCATTATGCTCTGGATAATTGGCGCAATTGCAATCGACGCGAGGCAATGGAAGACCTTGATGCCGACACACGTGACTACCTCAGGCGACGTGATGAAATGGAATTGCAACGTATGGGCGCGGCGCTGGACTGTTTGAAGGAAATCGGCATGGACACCCCCGAAAGCAACGAACTGTTGCAGCAGATAGAAGATGCTTTTTTGAACAGTTAGGTTGATCATATCACTTCCGCCGAACCCACATAACGATCAACACCAGAAGCAGCGGCACAATCGACACCCAGTGCCGCTGAAACATTTGCATTTCGGTTGCCTCTGGATTGCGTATCCAGTCTGCCAGGATGATAAGTGCGACCATATTCAGCAGCGCAACTTGTATGATGATTGTGGTTCTTTGTGTCATCACGTCACCACCTTCAGCGTACCGCTATCGTTCCAGAACGCCCCGGTGGGCAGGCCGCTTGCCGACGTGGGCAGTGACGGCGCAACGATGTAGTTATCCGTAAAGGCGACTTGCGGCACGCCGATGTAACTACCCTGCGTATCTGGACAGACAATCCTGAGATTGCGATTGACGTTGACGTCCCAGACGGTATTAGCAATGATCTGTGTGCCCACGGCATAGCAGTCGCCCGAACTGCCCATCTTGATGCCCACCGTACCGCTATGGCTGCCTGTTTCCAGGATGTGCCCAAACCGCACGATCAGGCTGCTGTTGACGATGTTCCCCGCGATACCAAGCGCGTTGTCGCCTGCCAGGTACAAGTCTTCCACATTGACATGCAGATGCCCCTGCCCGACCGTGCTGTCGCCGATGCCCTCCCCATTGGCAGGCACCCATATCTTCGGCGTGAACAGAAAAAAGATACCCGGGCTAGACGTGTTCTTGACGCAGAACGTGTTGACGATGCTACCCTGTCCGGGCTGCTCGCTACCAATCGCGCCCGTCCCGTCCACCTCGTTGATGTAGCAGAACGATGTGTTATCACCAGATGTTTTATCCAGCAGCGTTGTGCCGTTCGCGGTCGCTGAGATGCGAAACAGCCGAAGCTGTACCTCATCCCCAAGCGTGACCGTGCCGCGTACCGTGGCGAGCGGCCCGTCAATATCCACATAGTCCGGCTGTGCGATGTTCTCGGTGTACTCGCCGCTATCCACGATCACAATCGACACGCGACTATACAGCCCTGGTGAGAGTGCCGACGCTGCGGTAATCGCCGCGCCGATGGTGAGAAATGCCGTTTGCGGGTTCGTGCCATCGTTTGTGTCGGCACCGTGTTTCCCGACGAACAGCGTCCGTTGATACGTGGCAAATGATACGCCATCACGGATGGCAGCAATGGACGTGCGCTTCGTGCTGCCAGTGCCACCCGCGAGCGCCTGAATGGGCAGGTAGTCATCATCCGCAGGCGTCAGGCTCTCGGTGAGTTCGATGATTTGTGTGAGTTCGTTCTCTGCCATCACACCACCCACAAGCCGACGCCGCCGTCGGTTACGATGATCGTGTCGCCGTCCGTTGCAAGCGTCGGAATGCTCGCCAGTGTTACGGTATCCGGCTCGCCGCGTACAATCTCAGTATCCAGATAGGTGCTACGGGTCTGCGGATCTGTCTGGACGCCCTGGATATCGTATGCTTGCCCGTCTGACACAAAGCGCATCCGCTCGTCAATCTCTGGATAGGCGCCGCGCAATGCGATGCGATGCGTGACCCTTCCATACGTTTGTTCAGCGGTTTTTATCTCGCTCACAGCACCAGGCGAGCCACCGCCAGGCGAGACACGACACGGAATATTGATCAGACGGCTGCTGATCAGTTGCCACGCCTCTACCGGTTGCCCATAGGTGTCTTGCGCGGCATTCAAACGCTGCACCGTGCCGGTTTGCGGATAGAAGTCTGCAAGGTTTCGCAGTAATTTCGGATGTATCAGGTGACGTCGCGCAGCCATTCATTCATCCATATCTCACGAGCGGCAAACTCGCTCACGTTCTGCTCGGCAATGTCCCAGGCGGTACCCTCGCGTGCCTCTTCTTCGTCTGCCAGCCGCCGTTGGTGTTTTGCCTGTTCCCGAAACTCCTCCGCCAGTTGCGCGCCATCGGTCGTAATGTCCAGAAGTTTAATAACCTTCTGAATATACAACTCACTCCCGGCCACCGTCTCATAAATGCGGGCAATAGCGCGCCGCATATTACTGCCTTCGAAGCTGAAAAACACACCATACTCCTCATCCGTAAAAACCGGATCAGTCGTGTCCGTGTCCTTGAGTGCCAGAAGGCGAAGATTTCCGACGGTTGTTCCTGGTACGTACGTTGCTGCCATCGCGTGCAGGCTCCTGTAGTCTTATCTGCCCTTCGGGCGGTTCGGGCGGCGCTGGTTTCAACGCCGCCACTGCTGCCTTGAGCGCCTGGAGTTCTGTGAGTATGGCGTCCAGACGCTCATCAGTGCCGTTCGTTGCGGGCTGCATTACGAGCCGCTTCCGTTACTAGCCACCGTGCAGCGAAAGTCCGCCAATTGCCCACCGAAGACGTGCATCACACCCCATTCGTAACTATTGCTATCGAATGAGCCGATGGGGATTTCGGT